TACTTGGTACAAATAATAATTTGATTGCTCATTTAAAACTGTAACATCATATTGTATCCAAATATTACTTGGATATCCAACAATAGGAGTATTAATTAATATAGTATCCAATTGACCTAAAGCAGTTGTATTGTTACTACCACTACAATCAATTTTTGCTATTTTTAAAAATTTAGTATTATAAATTGGAACCCAAATATTTGTACCAAAAATAGATATAACGGTACCATTGTTCATAAATAGTATTTCTCCGTTTTGAGGAAATGTAACATTGTTTAAAAATAAATTTTCAAAAATATTTTCTTCACCTGATCCTGTACCATAATAATATACTTGCTTATATAAAAAAGATTCGTTTTGTACTGGGTAGGCTTGGGCTAAACTTTGAGTTGTTACTGTTAAAACAGATCCACTAAATTCACCATTATAAAATTCATCTTGAGTATTATGTAATATAAGTACTGAACCAGAAATTGTTGGGGTATTTTCATACCAACTTTGAGTTAAATTAAATATATTTTTAGGTCCTATTCCATTAGGACCATAAGGAGAAGTATTAACCCCATTAAACATTTCAAATGTTCCCCCTGTACCTCCACTAAAATTTTCTACAGTACCTGGGTTGTAGTTATTCCATTGTGGGGTTAAAGTTCCTGTAACTGAGATATCTTGAAAAGTAAAAGGGATATTATTATTTGAACCACTAGTAGTATATGCTACTGTTGAGTAAGTATCTACTTGAGGTTGAGGATATCTATTTCTTTCTAAAATATGTTGTTTAATTATAATCCCTGAAGCAAGACTTGTACGAGCAGGTACAAAATCTTTAATCATTTTAAATAATGAATTATCAAAAAATTTAATTAAACGTATAAAATCAACTAAATTATAATTTTTAGTATATTTTTCAAAATATTCATTTCGTAAAGTATCTAACTCAGGATATGTTAGAGCTGAGGAAGATCTAAATCTTGGGTCTCCAATATATTCTCCAATATTATAATATCCAATTTGGTTAGCAATATCGTTATTTAATTCATCTTGAGGAGAAAATGCTACTTCAAGTAAATTTGTGTTTGCTGTGTAACTTTGGCTAATTTCTATATTTTGAGATAATGATCTAAAAGCAGATAAAGTATCTCCAGAAGGAATAATGTTATTTTCTATTCTAATTTTATCAGATATAGCATTTCTAATACCCGCAAGTGGTTGATCTATAAAAAAGTATTCTGTATTAGGATTAAAAGTAGGAGTAACCGTATAAGAGAAATTACTATCAAGATTAAATGAACTTGTTGTAGTCCATGATCCTGTTATTTTAGGATGTATAGAAACAGAACTAGTATATAATTCACCTCCTAAAGGAGCTCTAAAAGCTAAATTATATGGAGATGAATTTAAATTATTTCCCTCAATTGAATGAGGATTCATTATATAATCTTTAAATACGCTTTCACTTATTACAGAATTATAATATCTAATTTCTTGTAAAGAGCCAGAAAATGCCCTATATGGTCCACCAGGAACTATTCCATTAAATGCCGCAAAAACAGAATTTAAACCTGAAACCCAAGGAGTTGAATCTTCACTTATTGAAGCAGATAAATAAAAACCTAATAAAGTTCCATTATCTCCCCCCTCATATATTTTATTACCAGCATATAAATTAAAATCATTACCATTTCTAGTTATCATTGTGGTCCACCAATCCCCATTAAAAAATGGAAGATATATACTAGCAGATGAAGCCGGATAATTTATTGGATCAGGATAAAAAATTAAATTTGCATATTCATAATAGGGGTCAATAATTGATCCTGAATAAGAGCCACTAGTATATCCAGATCCGGTATAACGAAGAATTAAAGATGATAATGGAGAATTAATTCCAAGAGGTTGATTATACCATAAACTTTGAGAATATGGAATAGAAGATGTTGGTAAACCTTCTGTTTTAAATCTAAATGCTAACGTTGAAGGAACATTGTTTGGAGAGTTCCAATTAGAATTTAAGTTCCAGTTTGAAACAATAGAATTACTTCCTGTTGTAAAAAAAGCATAATTAAAAGTATCTTGCCAATAATCCCAATCATTTGAATTAACTTTATCTTTACCTCCGTATTCTTTAATTCTTAATACTGTATCAGGAATACCATATGAAGTAATTAAAGCACGCAATCCGGGTAAGGTACCTTTTGTTTGCAATAGGTATGGTAAATTATGATAAATGCGTTTGTATAGCGACTTATTTACATCGTCTAACGGCATATAATCATTAGAAGCAGATATTAAAGTATCAATATATTCATATCCACTAGGGGTAGGTAAAGATCCAGTTATATTTGGAAAAGGAAATAAACCACCTTCAGGTGTTAAACCTAAAAATGCGGTATATAAATCCTCATTTGAGAAATTATTTTGGTATAATTTTATCCCAAAGTCTCTAATAGAATCTGCTACTATATCTTTTGAAATACCATATTCTAAACGATTATCTGCATTATATTTTTGAGTAACATCTTTATAATATATCCAAATATTATCATAATGTTGTCCTATCATTTCAATAAATAATTGATATGGATCATTTGCAGGATCTTCTCTTAAATATTCTGGGATAGCTAAAGTAAGATTATTTAGATTTAAATTATCAAATTGGGAAGCTGAAAGGATTATTCCTCCATAATAAATGCTAGCTTCATTAACACTTCCTAGCCAAGTTAAAACTGTAGGACTAGTAGAGGGATATAAATTATATGGTGGGGTTGTATTTAGTTTAGGCCAAGCATATGAACCACTTGAATAATATAAATAATAATCATATCCATCAAAGTTAGTTATAATAGAATTTATTTTAGATTCATATATAGCTATACTAACACTTGGATTATTATTAATAGTATTATTTAATATAGCAATTGAAGATGAATAACTTTCTATTAAACTAATTTTAGAATAAAAATTTTCAAGTCTTGTTTGAACTGAACTAAAGTGGGTAAAATTATTAAAATCTGTATAATCAATATTAATATCAATTTCTTTTTCTTCAAGTAAACTATTTATTTGATTTATAGAACTAGTTAAAGAAGTTAAAACTAAATCAGTATATGATAATTCTAAAGATGAATTATTAACTTGATCTTTTAAATTTAAATTAAAATTAGGTTTGCTAATATCCGTAGTATCGGTAAATATTATAGGAATATCTTCAAAAGTAACTTTATAAGCTATAGGTTCTTCTAAAACTGTTACAATCCATAGTGTAGAGTTTAAATCAAACTCATCCGAAAGAGGTTCATACAATTTAATTAATACAGTTGGATTTATTGGATCTTGATTATCTAATAAAACATTATTAGATATAAATAAATTATTATCCCCAAAATTTAAATAAAAATCTAAAAAATATGTACTATTTTCTCGTTCTTGTATAAAATTATTAGTTTGTTCAACTATATCAAATTCAGTTAAAGAAGTACTATCTAATCTAATTTCGGTTCTATCAGATGATATTTCAGCAATATAAAGTTGTTGTAAATAAGAACCTATTTTTTTATTTAAAAAATTAAAATATGTAATATATTCACCTTGATCATATCCTAAGTTAATTAGGGATTTTTCAGGGTCTATTTCTATTTGAGATAAAGAATTGTCAGTTCCCGCAGATTGACCATCATTTAATACTGTGTATTCTGAGAATAAATAATCTGTTGAAAGTAAATTTTTATTATTATCGTATATAAAATATTCAATATAACTACTAGATGTTAAAGATGTATTAATTTCAAATTGAGAAAGTAAAGATGTATCACCTCCCCCATATGTTTGAGAAGTAAAATCTTGAATATCTATTTGTGTAATTTCTGCAGCCATTATTTTTATGTAATTAAAATCTTAAGTCTAAATTAATAGCCTCCCCCACTACCTATAGAACTTCCTCCATTTCCCCCACTTGTGAAATTCCCTTCGCTAATAGAAGTTGTACTACTTAGATTTACTGGTGATGTTCCTGTTTGTAATTCTATATTTTGTTTTTGAGCATCAAGTAATTCTACTCTTAATTGTGTAATTTCTTCTTGTAAAGCTTCTATTTCTTCTTGATTAGCATCAAAATTAATATATTCACTACTTTTTGTAATTAAATATTCATGAGAATTAATATTACCTAATTCAGGAATATCATAAAATAAATTATTATACATATCAAAAAATTGATCTGTAGTAGGTTGATTATTAATTGTTTCTTGGATTGATTGGATCCCCAACTGAGTAAAAGAAGTATTTATTACTTTAGTGTATTGTCCTTTATTGTATACTTGTTTACTAAATTTTATATTTTCACTCATCCATTTATAACTTTAAAATAATAATCATCATTAAATATTTTAATAGAACCATTAATATTAGTTTTTATTAAAATAGAATAATATCTTTCAGGTTCTAAACCACTCATATACACATCAAAATAGTTACCATTAGAATCAGAACTAATTTGAGTATAATTATTATCGAAGTTAACAACAAATTCATTAGTAGCCAAGTCTTTTATGGCGTAATATGAAGAAGTTGGTAAATAATTTAAATTAGTAAATAAAGATGATGTTTGATATATTCTAGGAGGATATAATGGGCTTACATTTATATAAAATCTATTTTTACTTTCTGGGAAGAACATACCTGGGTTTTCTGCTAGAGACATTTTTAAATCAACAGTATTTACAATACTACTTGATGCAGACCCAGTTAATATAGTAGAATAATCATTCCACCTAAATTCCAAACATGGAGGATAAATTGTATTTGTATCAACACTATAATATTTGAATATAGGTTGGTTATTTTTATTAGTACTAAATTCTAAAGAACTTGTAAGTTTAACTAGAAATCCATTATTTAAAATTACTGAACTAGACCAAGCATTAACTATGGTTTTAACATTAAGTTCAATATCTTTAGTAGATCGTAAGCCGAATGATGCTGTTACTAAATAATTAGAAGATGTAAAAAAATTACCTCCTCCTTGAGAAGAATATGTTGAATTAAATGAACTTGTATAGTATCCTCCTATGGTACTTCCACTTGGGGACCATGGGTTAGAGCCTGAGTATGAAGCATATACCCAAGATGCCCCATCTACTTCTTGTGGGTTATCTAAAGCATACCCAGTGCCATTATTCCATGATTGGGCAGTAGCAAGTAATTCTAATTTAGTATTTTGATTTAATCCTTGTGCTTCGGCTATAAAATTTTTAAAATATATATCATAAGAGTTATTTTTAATTTTATTAGAATATATATCTAAAATTTCTTCCTGATCAAATAGAATTAGGTATCTTGATACTCCAGGAGTACCACTAATATCTACAATGTTAGAAGCTTCTAAGATAGCATCCAATCCAGTGTTCATGATTGGGTACGCAGAATATAGTGTAGTATCTTTAGTTGGAAATATTTTGTAAATAGCCATTAGAATATTTTATTATAAATATAGAATTATAAAGGAACTACTCTACCTTTAATATCTTGATTAGGATATTTTATTTCAAATATACTAGGGTCTAAGGAAGGATAAATTATTTGATTTTGGGTAGCTCCTTCTATATCATAAGCGTATTGCGAATATCCTGTTAAAGTTCCGGCTTTATTTATAATAGATATATTTTTTATTGTTTGAACTCCTTTTATTTTATCAAGTAAAATATATAAATCTCGCACCATAATCGGTTGATTTAATTGCCATTTGTCAATTAAAAAATATGACCGTATAGATGATATACAAGACAGTAAAACTTCATTATTATTATATTCAGGTAATACTATAATTTCAAAATTTATTCCGATATTAATAATGAATGCATCTTTAATTTCAATATTATCACCAATCATTCTATGTTGGGATAAATAAGTTCTTAAATTATTTTTTAAAGTTGTATTAGCATAATCTAATTGCCCAGAAGCATTTAAAGATAAAACATATAAATTTAAAGTTTCAATTGTTGATACTTGATTATCTGTTAATTTTGGTTGTTCAATATATGCTTTTGAAATAGCACCATATTCAGATGGCATACTTAAAGCTCTAACTAAATAATCATCTGCAGTAACTGAACGTTTTTGGGAAGCAACTAGTGCTAGGGTATTTTGGCGGATTTCTTCTAATGTATCCCCTCCTTTTCCTCCAGTTGCTGCAATTGGATTAGTTGAAGAAAGAGATGCAAATATGTAATTTGCTGTTATAGTATTTAAATTAGTATTATTAAATCTAGTATTATCTGTATTTAAATTAGTTAAAGAGTTTGCAGAAATATTTGAATTAACTCCACCACCTATTAAATATCTAACAGTTAATGTTGTATTTGATGGAGAAATTCCATATGTTCCTGTGTGTAAAAAATTAACAGGAGAAAATGCTGTAGTTAATTTATCTTGTTTAAATGGTAACCCAATGCCTATATTATTTGGATTTGGAATAATTTCTTCAGTAGTATCACTTGGAGAACCTGCACCAAATTGAATTTGTAAATTTGTTAAAGATGTAAAACGAGTAGCAAATCTTCTTGCAACTTTTTTTAGTTTTAATAAAAATGGAGTATTATCTATTTTATTAGGATCATTAATATTAGTATTTTTTATCGAATCAAATACCATTTCTTGTCCTAAATGATCTACTTCATACCATACATTGCTATCAAGATCAGTAATATCTAATATTTTTATAATATTATCATCTTGTATGTTAATAGTTTGAAATTGAACAGGAGCTCCAAAACTAAAATTTACTGTTTTAATCTGTGAAGAGATAGCATTTCTACTTTTTTTTAAAAGAAAATATTGTGGGGTATTTCCTGATATTTGGTAGATTGAAATTTCGGTTGGGTCTAATGAACTTGAAACAGAAAAATCAATTTTATCTTGGATTATAAAAGAAGAACCATTTTGGGAGGTAATAGTAGTATTTTCATTAATAGTAATAGCATAACTGTAATCAGGAACATTATTTCCTCCAACGTTAATTGCAGGTAATTGTTGATAAAAATCAACACTTGTTTGAGCAACTCCTGTTGTTTTTGGTTTATAACCAAACATATATGCTAATTCAAATACATTATTAGTTTGTTGAGCATATTGAATAAATGTTTCTTGAAATTGATTATCTAAATAAAATGAAAGAACATCTCCAACATAAGAAGCTTGTTCCATAAACATCATACCTGGTGAAGTTGATGAAAAATCATTATATGTTGAAGGGAAATATGTTTGAGTAAATTCAATTAATCTTGATTTAAAAGATTCAAAATCACGATTAATATATTTTATATCTCTATTAGTTGTAGCCATTTTTTAAAATTGAAAAGTTAAGTTATCATTAATATTAGAATTAGCAATAGAATATTTTAATTGAACTACTACAGTATTTTCATCATCTTTTTTAAGTATATCTAATGAATTAATTATAACATTTGGAAAATATGTTTCTAATTTTAAATTTACATTTTCTTTTAAACCATCTAATGAATTTTCGGATATTTGATTAAAAATAAAAGCTCTTAATCCACCACCAAAAGTTGGATTTAATGGTATTTCTCCAGGATTAGTTAAAAAGTAATTAATTAAATTGTTTTTTATAGCCTGAGAAGTTAAGTAATTTGAAGTAAAAACAGAAGGTCCACTAAACGGAAGGTTTATCCCAACTGCAAGATTTGGATTTAAATCGAGTGGGTTTATAAACTGTGCATTAAATGCCATTACTTAGTATTTAATAGATTCATTATTTGATCCATACCTAATTCACCGGATCCTAAATTACCATTTACAGGATCACCATGTGGTCTAAATGAGGGTTGAGCATCTTGTGATGTAAAACTTAAAGCTGTCTCACCTAATACTTCAGCATATTTAGATCTAAAATCTATTGATGGAGGTGCATAAGCTGGTTGTGCAGTAATAGAGGGGGGTGTGTAAGATTCTCTAACTATTTGTTTAGGAGATTTTAATGCTTCCAATAAAATATCTTTTAATTCTTCTTGAATTACTTCTCTTACGGCTTCTTTAATTAATTTTTTAAAATCTGTGGCTTTCATATGGTTATAAATATAGGATTAATCTGCTTTTAAATCATTTTGTTGAATATAGAATACAAGTTCATCAATTAATATTTGATCAATAGAGCTAAATGAAAATTCTCCTTTTAACATTACTACACCTGATTTATTTCTTGCTATAGCTCTTCGACGTTTTAATGAGTTTGTTGTTATTTCAGTTTCAACACCCATTTCAAATCCATTTACATTTGTAACTATTGGGGATAATTGTTCAGATTGTTGGCTAGTTAATGCTATTAATTCGTTTGAGAGTTGCTCTTGATCCGCATCAGGATAACAATATTGTATTAAACTATCTAAAATATTTAAATATTGAAGTGCTTGAGTTATTACTGATTTTAATAATATTAGAGGAGAAATTAAATTATCTATTTTACCTTGTTCACCTTTAATTTTATCTTTTAATAAGTTAATTATATCTCCTGAAGTATTAATAATACCTACAGGGATACCAATACCTGGGGGGATTGATGAAGGGAGGCCTAAAGAAGCTATGTTTAAACCTGAAATAGTTTTTGATATAGTATCAATGAATTTTTTATTTAAATTAATAAATTTTTCAGTAGAATTGATTACTTTTAAAAGATTATTTAATTGTTTTATTAATTTATTTTTACGAGAAATAATTTTAGTTAATTCTGCTTGAGTAGGACATGTAGTCTGATTTTGTAAATCAGAAATTTTAGTTTGTCCTTTAGCTACTAATTTATCAATTTGAGTAACTCCAAAACCAGCAGTTAAAGTTAATATTAAAGGAATTAAGCGACTCTTAACATTAATTATAGAAGTTGTTAATTTTTTTTGAATAAAAGATGAAGGAGATTTTATAGATTTAGTTAAACTATTAATTTGACTATCTGTTAATAAACTAGAGTTTATTTTATCTTGATCTAAACTTTTTTGAATTAATTGAAGTTGGATTACTCCTAAATTAGATTTAATAGTACCGTCTCCATAATATGGAGTAAAATTTTGAGGAGTATATCCTTTTAAACTAACAGAAATACTTATTTGTTTTTCTAAAGTTGTTTTTCCTTTAAGGATAAATTGCCCATTAGTTTTTGAAGTAGTTTGGTTTTGATCGTTAGTAGATATTTTAACTCCTAGAAGGGTTTTATTGGGGTTGGTAGAATCAACAACCATTCCTTCTATTGAATATTCTATTTCAGTATTATCTAAAGAATTATCTAGTGTCATTCTACTTTTACTTTTTTAGATGCTAAACTATCTAGACTAGCTTCAATTGTAGCTAATGCTTGAGTAGCAGTTAAAGATACTACATTTAAAGGACCATTAGGGATAGGAATACCAGTAGGATACATTTGATCTAATTGTAAAACATTAGTAATACTTTTTAAAAGTGATGTGATTTGTTTTAAAGTAGTTATTGTTTTATCTCCTAATAATACAGATTCTGTGGCACTTTTAGATCCTAAATATAGATTAGTAGTATCTAATACTGTATTATTTCCTGTTAAGTTTATTTCATCCCAACAAGTTAAACCTATTGATTTTTTAGAACTTAATAATATGCTATCCTCTTTAGAATTTATTGATATTTGACTAG